AGCAATAAAGCGTCTAAATCCTCATCTAAAGGAAAACCATCTGTACCTCTATTAAACTCTCTTCCTGAGTACTTAATAGAAGCATAATCACCTTTTATATGCTCGTGTGCGTTTCTGTTGTCGAAATGCTTCGTTATATCTGAGTGGCATTGTGTGCAAACTCCAAACAAATTCCTACTATCAAAGAAGTTATCATAAGCTTTAGCTGGTACACAATGATCCACTGTTGTGGCTGGAGATACAACACCCATATTGGAGCATCTGATACATAAAGGCATATCCCTAAGGACTGCCTTGCGTAACTGCTTCCATCTGTGAGTGTCGTATTGTCGTGCCATAGGTTATGATGCTGCCATTTCTAAATGTTTAACTGCACTTGGATTAAGAAGTGTGCCATCTGCTCTAAGAGATGCTTTGTATCCGATCTCATTTGTTTCTTGATACAACTCATTAAACTTAACGATTGATAATCCCTCTACATTTCTAACCATGTATTGAGATAGATCACCAAATACAATAGGCTTAGCACTCGCTGCCATATCTGGCATATTTGGATTAATTACAATTGGATAGCCAAATAGTGTTTTTGTTACTCCTGTAACTGCATTTGCTACTAAATAATTTCCATCGCCGTCTTTAAGTTTTGAGATAGCTTTTAATGTGTTTGAGTTCATCATCCACTTAGCTTTACCTGCATATGCTGCATCTACTGCAAAGGTCATGTCAAGTAACTCATCTGCTGTAATTGCAGCCATTGCTGCTGCTGTTTCGCCTAAAGTTGTTTGAGTGATAATACCGCTTGGCTCTGTTGTACCTGCTCCAATAGTCATATCTTTTTGTAACTTTCGGCTAATTCTCTCACTAAGTGCATTGATTACAATTTGTTCGATATTTACTGCACTATCTTTTACTAATTCATTTGAAATTTTAATTATTCCACTATCATAAACAAATGCTTTTAATGGGATAGATCCAAATACTACATCTGGTCCTTGTCTTCTTGCATCTGTTTCTGCTGCGATTTCTGCTTCGTTATCTGTGTCATCTAGTGTTGGATAGCTTAATTCTCCACCTGTTGATGTACTGATTGCCGATGCACTCTCAAGCATACCGCTATAAGCTTTCATTGCTACAATTACTTGATTAGCAACACTTGATCCAACTGTATAGCCACCTGCTGTATTTGTGCCTACTGTTTGGCTTCTAACCTCTTTGCCTTGCAAGTAGTTTCTAAATTCTTCTGCATCTGTATTAGTATCAACTTTAATAGCTGTCGCTGTTTGTAACGATCTAAGCTCTTCCAGTCTTCCAATTTCTGCATCTATTTCCTTTACTCTTGCACTTGCATTGTCAAACTTTTCTTTCTCAGTATCAGTCATTGATTGCCCTGCATCTCTCTCTGTTGATGCTACTTCGCTCATTATTTTTGTTTGTACTTCTCTTTCTGCTCTTAATTTTTTTAACATTTGTTGCCCTTTTTATTCTGTGCATAATAGTTGAAGAGATACATTTTTCTCTTTATAATTGATTATGCTTTTTATGTTGAATATGCGATCGTTGAATAAAATTCTATCAGCTGGTGTTAATCCGCTTACATATCGCATAAAAACCTTGTGTGTTACTTCTGTGTTTATTGTATTACTTGCGAAAAACTCTCTCGCTGATATTGGGCTTACAGATGCTTTTACAGTGGATATTGTTGTCCATTGAGGGGTTATCTCGCCAAAGTCGTTTGTCATCTCTGTATAGCGTTGTATTTCTACCTGGTGTCTAAGCTCTCCTGCTCTCATATAACTACTTCCATTTGCATATCTAGTAAGAATTTAACTGATAGTGGCATCTCTTTTACAGTATCTCCTATTATCTCATTTTCTCTTGTTTCATACCAGGATCCAATTATTAAAAGTTTTGCCTGTTCATGAGATGGATTAGTTGCATCATAATCAGTATGGGTATAAGAGGATATTGCATGTTCTGCTGAAGCTGCATAACTTGTAAGGAGGTCATCATCTAAGTTGTTATCTAAGTTTAAATGTTGCTTAATAATTGTTAGTGTCATGTTTCCTTCTTAAAAAAAAGTTTTTCTATATTTTTAATATTATATCATATTTTAAGTTAATTTGTGTAATAATTAAAGATTTTTCTCATTTTTTATGGTATAATACATTGTACATATAAATTTTATGTGTATATTAGTTCTTCGATTAGGCGTGAGAGGGTTTATTTCACAGTCCTCCCTCTTGCTCTTTAAATTCATTCCTTTGATTAAATTGAGAGGGGTTTTCATCCTTCCCCTCTCTTTTTCTTATCTTCGTTAAAAGTAATTATTAAAATATAAACTTTATTTAATAAAGAAAAGCATATAACACAAATATCCTCGTTTTGTTTTCGATATTTTTCAGCTAATATTTTAAATTTATTTTTATATGTTACTCCAGTTTCTTGTGCTATTTTTTGTGCAGTTGACGATAGGAAATTTTTTCCTCCCGTAGGCTGATTTTCAGTAGTAAATTTAGTGTCGCTTTTTTTTGTTGAATTATAAAGCAACCCTCTATAATAACTAGCTTGATTAGGATTTAAGTTTCTCTTCCCTAGTTGATTTAAAATCATCCATTTTTTAACTTCATCAATATTTCACTTGCTTCTCCACTAAAACTACTCATTAATGACTCCTGTTCTCTTTGGCTTGAATTTATGTAAAAATTATATGTATCTTTTGAGGCATACACTTCTATGGCATCATCATTTTTATCAAATATTTCGATAACTTTTTTTATCTCATAACCTTTTGCTCCATCATCTCCTAAAATTATCTTTATTTTTTCTCTTGTTTTTTGCATTTTTTTTCCTTTTTTTATATTTTCTCTATTAGAACTTTTAACATCTTTTTTGGTTTAAACTTTTATATTTAATAAATAAAGTTTTTCACCATACAAGCAAGGATAGTTCACTTCACTACCGTTCCGTTCCTATCCCCTCTGTAACAACTCTATAAATTTATAACAACTCTATACAATTATATACAACTGTATAAACTACTTATAGAGAGGATGTTCTAGTGGATTGCCATTCTTATCTGTTTTCTTTTTTTGCCAATCAGCTTTTTTATTCTCACTTTTTTTCTTACAAGCTTTTAACCATTTTGCTGAATCATTATCATAAGCATTTTTAAAGCGATTAAAGGCACTTTTCATAAACCTATACTTTCTATCATCAAGTTGTGGTATTTCTCCATTTAATACATACTCAAATATTCTCATTATAAGATATTGCACTTCTTTTTCACTCATAAGTTTTAAGTCTTCATAAATAGATTTTTGAATTAAAAAAGAATTTTTTCCAGATAACTTTTCTAAATCATCTTTAGAAAAACTCATTTTCTTCACCAGTAAGTTTTTTAAGATATTTTCTGGCTCTTTCTATATTTTTCTGCGTCATATTGAGTTTTCTTTTTAAGTGTCTGCCCTCTGTTGGATCATTCCACTCTATTAGTTCAATACCCTGATTTTTTATCTGGTTAAAATACTGATTAGTATTTGAAGCAAATACATCACTACTAATAACTGTTTCACCATTGAGAAACTTTTTTAATATCTTTGCTGTGTGTGATAGTTTTTTCTTAGCCATCTCACACCGCCTTAACGACTGCATGGTTTTCAAGCCATTTTTCTATTTCTATGCGGTCGTATCTAATATACTTACCAATTTTTGAAAATGGTATTCTTTTATCCATTCTCATTATTGCTTGGTTTGCTACTGTAAACCCAAATTCTTCAAAAAGTTCCTTAGGGTTAAGCCATCTCTTTTGGTTTTTGTTCATAACATTTACCTTTGTTATGACTAGCTAATCATTTAATTGAATTTGTCTCGACTTTGAAAGTATATAAAGGGATAAGTATTTTTATTGAAGTTTTGCTAATTTAAAATTAGCTTAATTAGAATATTTACAAAAAGGCTAATATTTGAGAGATTTTTTGTGCTCTTTGTTGCCCTACGCCAATTTCTTTTAGGTAACTTTCTAACATATGTCTATTTTTTCGTAGTGCTGTTTCATATGTATAGGGTACATATCCTTTTTTATTTTTATTCTGCTTATACTTTTTTAATGTGCCATGTCCTTTTTCAAGCATTGTTATATGTTCAGTACCTATTAATGATTCTATTACAATACTTGTTTCTTTGGAAGTTTTAATACTATCAAGTATCTCTTGAACTTCAATAGAATCATTACTCAGAAAATTTTTAATATCTCTTATTTCAAAATATGTCCTTGTTGTCTCTGCTCCATCTTTTAAAACATCAATCAAATTCCAAAATTCATCAATATTTTCTTCGTCTTTTAGTTTATCAATAAATATTATAAAGTCTTTACTATTTAAGTTTCTACAATCTTCAAAACTATAAAAAAGAGAATATGCATGGCTCCATAAACAGTCTAAATTATATTGTTCATTGTAAACATCATTTTCATATTTGAATTTTTCATTTTCATAACATTGTTTTTCTAATTCAATTTCTTTTTTTGTTCTTCTCTTTCTTCGTTTTTTATCAAAATTATACCCTAATGATATAAGCAATTCTTTCATTTCATCAGCCATTAAACTACCCTTGTATCATATCACTTGCAATTTTACTACCTTGCAAGTAATTCATTGTTAAATATTTTGTAATTGTATTTGGATCGTTATGCCCTAAAGCTCCTGACATCATAATGGACTTTACTCCACGCTCTGCCATAGCTGAAACCATTATATTTCTACAATAATGCAAACCAAACCAACTACCAACTTCTTTTTTTAATTTTGCTGTTTGTCTTTTTACATCATTAATTCTTTTACCTTTATTAATAGGTGATTCAAATACCCACCCATCTTTTCCTCTGAATTCACTTAATGAAGCTTTTACATTTGGGGGAAGAAATACTTTTTGTTCTTCATCATTTTTTGTATCTGGTAAAAAGTAATAATTATATTTAAAAGAGATATTTTCCCATCTAAGATTGATTATCTCACCTTTTCTTCTACCTTGAAGTGCTAGTAAAAAGAAAGCTCTATAATATGGATTATTTGCATAAAGTTTTATAATCGCATTATGGATATTTGTAAGTCTTTCTGTTGCATTAACAACTATCTTTTTGGATTTTGGTAATTTTATTTTTACATCCTCACAAGGATTATAAACTATTATTCTGTTCTTCCTAGCAATTTTAAAAGCTGGTGATAAAATTTCTATTGCTTGCTTTGCTGTTCTTGGGCTATCACCACCTTTAATATTTTTATCTACAATGTTTTGTATGTGACTGTATAATACATCTTTTATCTTTTTATTGCCGATCTCTTTTTTAACTTTTCTATTATAGTATGATGTTAAATTTTTTTTATATGATTTTTCAGGTAAAGTATCAAAATATAACTTTACCATCCTATCGACTGTTGCACTTATATCAATACAACTTTCAATTTCATCTTTTATTTTTAAAAATTCTTGTTCTGCATATTTGACTTTATCCTTTTTAGTCCAAGAATTATTGGTGCAAGCAATAATGCCTTTGTGTGGTTTTCTATTGCTAGAAAATCTATAATAAAATTTACTATAATCTTTGTTTGCTGTAAGTCCTGTTCTGATTTTACTAGGATAGTCCTTTGGATTAATTGCCATATTTTTCCTTTGGGGTACAACTTGGGGTACAACTTTTTACAAATTTATTATACTATAAAATAAATTAAAAAAAAAGCTAACCCCTATAAAAGGTGCTTAAATAGGCTAAAACATACTTTAATAAATCTTAGNNNATNTCGGCTCATAACCGAGCGGTCAAGTGTTCGAGTCACTTAGAACCCACCACTTCTTATCCATCTATTGCATATTTCAAAAAATTATATATTTCTATAAAATTTCATTTAAGAATTACAAGAGAGGTCTTGTGATATAATAATTTTTATATTTTACTGAGACAAGGTCAGTTAATAGGAATTATTAAATGAAAATAATTATTGCGGGGGCTGGTAAAGTTGGCTACATGA